TTCAAAATATGGACACGAATATGTTGCTGATAAAGCACTAGATGTTGCTGATAAAGCACTAGATGTTGCTAGTTTCTATGCAGGCGCGGAAGAAATAGGTAGCAGTGATATGTCAGCTATGGTAAATCATTTGGTAAAAACTTTGGAACATGAAGGAGAACATGGTCTAGATGAAAACCTAGATGCTAACCAAATACATGCAGGACAACTAGGACCAACAGAAAAAGTAGGACCTAACGGTGCAGTAGGCAAACTTGTAGGTGCTAACGAAAGCGTCAATGAAAGTGAAGATGAATTGGCTAGAATTTTACAAATGGTTAAGCATAAGCGATAAGGGTAAATTACTTATCAAAAACCTCACTTAAAATGTGAGGTTTTCCATATATGGCATAAATACACTTGATATGAGTAACAGTACATGCTATACTGTTACTTGTGTTAGTTACTTCATTGGGAAGTAGCGACATTAAAAAACCAGAGACCATCTCAATTTATAAGGATATAATATCATGGCATCATTAGCAGACATTCGCGCCCGTATTTCAGCGCAAGAAAACAAAACACAAAAGGGTACAGCTACCCAATCAGATAATTCAATCTTCCCACATTGGAACGCAGACGAAGGTACTACTTCAACTGTTCGCTTTCTTCCAGACGCAAATAGTAGCAATACTTTCTTTTGGATCGAACGCGCACTAATCAAACTACCATTCAATGGTGTAAAAGGTAATCCAGAATCTAAACGTGTAGAAGTACAAGTTCCTTGTATGGAAATGTGGGGAGATGCTTGCCCTATTCTAGCAGAAGTTCGCCCATGGTATAAAGATGAATCACTAAAAGAAATGGCAAACAAGTATTGGAAAAAGCGTTCATATCTATTCCAAGGGTTCGTTCGTCAGAATCCAATTGGTGATGACAAAGTTCCTGCTAATCCAATTCGCAGATTTATTATTTCCCCACAAATCTTTACTATTATCAAGTCAAGTTTGATGGATCCTGAAATGGAAGAACTACCAACTGACTATATGCGTGGTCTTGATTTTAATATCAAAAAGAGTAAAAAAGGTGACTATGCAGATTATTCAACTAGCACTTGGGCTCGCAAAGAATCAGCACTAACTCAAGTTGAACAAGCTGCTATCGAAGCTCATGGTCTATTCAATCTAGCCGACTTCTTACCCAAGAAGCCCGGTGAAGCAGAAATGCGTATCATCAAGGAAATGTTTGAAGCATCCGTTGATGGACAAGCTTATGATGTAGAGCGTTGGGGATCATACTACAGACCATTTGGTATTGAAGCTACAGCAGGATCTCAACCAGCTGCCCAAGCTGCTGAAACTGCTCGATCAAGTAGTGTCGCTTCATCAGTACCAGAAGCTATGGATGATGAGCCAGCTGAAGCTACACAACCTATCACAGTTCCAAAAACAACATCAAGTGACAAGGCTACCGACATTCTTGCAATGATTCGCGCCCGTCAGACAAAGACTGCTTAAAGGCACGGGGAGTGTAGAAATACACTCCCTACCTTAGGAGAATACCATGACCATTCCACATGAAAGATATCGTGCCATCAAGCAAAGTAGAAAGTTTTTAGAAGAACTATGCGACCCCGGTAGAACTCCCAGAGTACCCGGAGCAGTTAGGGACAAAGCCCGAACACTACTTAGGCACTATCCGGGAGATTGGGAACTAGACCAAATCACAGAAAAAGCACCCGACTTACTTGATAATAAATCTGTTTCTGATAAAATATACAACACATAAACAGGAAGAGAGATTACCAATGGCAAGAATAAAGTGTGCTGAAAGAGAAGTTGCTAAAGCAAATAGCGGTAAAACTTACTCTACTGGAAAGCCATGTAAAAGAGGACACATATCAGAAAGATTTGTATCTACTTATACATGTGTTGAATGTTCTAGAATGGAGTTATATCAAACCGAAAGAGAACGATATAGAACATCAGAGAATACGTTAGCATATCAATTGAGGCAACGCAAAGTTTCTGCTAATAAACTAGGTATCCCATTTAATATCTTGTTAGAAGATATAGAACAACCTGAATATTGTCCCGTGCTAGGAATTAAATTGAATTATGCATGGGGAGGGAAAGAAGGACGTTTGAGAGATCCATCAAAGGCTACTTTAGATAAAGTAATTCCCAAATTGGGATACGTGCCTGGAAACGTGTTTGTAATTTCCTGGAGAGCAAACAAATTGAAATCAGATATGACAATAACAGAATTGGAGAAAATAATGAATTACATAAAGGAAAAAACACATGACCAAACCATTTGATGTGAGCCGCTTTAGAAAAGAAATAACCAAGTCTATTGAAGGACTTAGTATCGGTTTTAACGACCCAACAGACTGGGTCAGTACAGGAAATTATGCTCTCAACTATCTCATCAGCGGTGATTTTAATAAAGGCGTTCCTCTTGGTAAAGTTACTGTCTTTGCCGGAGAATCAGGATCAGGTAAATCATTCATCTGCTCAGGAAACTTAGTCAGGCATGCACAGCAACAGGGTATTTTTGTTGTTTTGGTTGACTCAGAAAATGCGCTAGATGAGAGTTGGTTACATGCACTAGGTGTATCTACCGATGAAGATAAATTACTAAAGCTAAATATGGCCATGATTGATGATGTGGCTAAAACGATTAGTAAATTTATGGCTGATTATAAAACTCTGCCCGCAGACGATAAACCAAAAGTACTGTTCGTAATTGATTCACTGGGGATGTTGCTAACACCAACCGATGTAAATCAATTTGATGCAGGCGATATGAAAGGTGATATGGGTCGTAAGCCCAAAGCACTTACCGCTCTAGTTCGCAACTGTGTAAATATGTTTGGTAATCATAATGTAGGACTTGTAGCTACTAATCATACATATGCAAGTCAGGATATGTTTGACCCAGATGATAAAATTTCAGGTGGTCAAGGGTTCGTGTATGCTAGTTCTATTGTAGTTGCTATGAAAAAACTCAAGCTTAAAGAAGATGAGGATGGCAACAAGATTAGTGAAGTTCGTGGTATTCGCAGTGCATGTAAGATTATGAAAACACGCTATGCTAAACCATTTGAAAGTGTTCAAGTTAAAATTCCATATGAAACAGGTATGAGCCCCTACAGTGGCTTGCTAGACTTATTTGAAAAATCAGGCATTTTAGCTAAAGAAGGTAATCGTTTGGCTTATACTACCGTAGATGGAGAAATCATTAAATTCTTCCGCAAAGGTTGGGAAGCTAATGAAAACGGTTGCTTAGATAAAGTAATGGCTGAATTTCAACAAAAAGGAAAAGCTAGTATAAGTACTCAAGAAGTTCAAGAAAGTACTGAAGAATGAATATAAGTGAGATAATAACCAATCCTCCTAGGGATGAATATATTGACAACTATTCATCATCTTTTAAGGATTCTCCTGTAGTTGCAAAGATTAAAAATCTGTTTTTGAAAAAAGATGCAACTACGACTGAGATTCAATATGGATTATTTGATGTTGAAGATAGGTTGGTTGGGTATTTTTCTTTATATTACTATGGTAAAGATATTTGGGTAGTATCGTTGGTGCAACTAGCGCAAGCGTACAAGGGTATGGGATATGGTACTTTTTTGTACGATTATGCTATAATGAATGACAAATTAAAATTATTATCTGACGCTACTAATACCGGTGGCCCTCATGGATCAGAAACACTATGGAAATCACTTTATAATAAAAATAAATATGACATAGTAGGCTATGATACTGAAACAGACACCATATTAAAAGATATACACCCAGACGATATATACAACAACAAGACTAATACCAGATGGTTAGCTATACCCCCAAATGAAACGATAAATGAAGCACTAATTAGAATTCAACAAACAATGAAAAAAACATATATTGTTTGGTATGGCCCGGGAACTACCACTGAAAGTTATTTCAATTATTAAAGGAGTTATTATGGATTTGCAGTTAGTAGAAGAAATATGGTATGCATTAAAAAGTCACATTCACAGCGTCTATGATATCGAAGCCGCAGCAGATACACTTGTCAATTTACTAATTGATAACAACTGTGAAGCAGAAGATATTAAAGACACCTTTAAGGGTGAGCGTGTGATTATGTCTGCACTAAAAGCATACATAGACCAACATGATTCCGAAGATGATGAAGATGATGACGAAGAGTGGGATAAAGACGAAGATGATGAGTGGTAACCAATGAACTGGTACACTAAAGTATCACAAGATTTATCAGTTATCCCTGACTTTATTACTCATTATGAAGCTGAGTTAGAGTCTGCCAAACAAGACGTAAGGGTAAGAGGCAATGTAGAAAAGAACATTGCTTCTTTACCTGGTATTACTGAGCATAGATTTAATCAGTTACAAGAGTTAGAAGCGGTGTTAAACTTTCTCAATATCCAACTTAGAAAAATCCGCAGGAAACACTTTCAAAAATATTTAGAAGCGTATAATCGAGCCCTAACTTCTAGGGACGCAGAAAAATATGTAGATGGTGAAGATGAAGTTATTCAATTTGAAATTCTTATAAATGAATTGGCACTAATGCGAAATAAATGGTTAGGAATTTTAAAAGGTTTGGATAGCAAAAACTTTATGTTAGGGCATGTGGTAAAGCTAAGAACTGCTGGCATGGAAGATATTGTTATCAGTTAAGTGGGTAAGTTGTTACTTGTACAGATTCATTACTTAGTGTATAATGATTATATCATAAACTAACTTTAGAAAATCATGTCCTCACAATCTTCAAGGTCAACTTCAGCATTGGATCAATTGCTCAAAACACTTAAATCACCTGATTTATATGGGTTGTCGTCAATGCCGGCACTGCTGCCCGAAAAGCCTGATACAAATAATTTTCTAGCA